AGCTTACTTTGAAGATGCTGCGTTAATCAACCGTTTCCTCAATGAGACTGAAACTGAGATTGAAGTATCCGTAGATGATCCTACAGGTGCTAACTCTTACACTTTCACATTCCCACGAGTGAAAATCAACTCTGCTGATGTTGGTGTCGATGGCCCAACTAGCCGTATGATCTCTATGTCCTTCGTAGCCCTCTATGATGCTACAGAAGGTACTAACCTTAAGATCACACGCCCAGCATAACCAAGTAATCGTAGCTTACGCTACTAAGAATACCTAGCTAGGTAGTGGAGGCTCCTGAGTCGGGTCGGGGGTCTCCACGTTAATCAACCCGACATAACTTCCCCCGAAAGGAAACCCCGATGGACTTGAAAGACCTGACACCGAATTTAGACGACATTGTTGTTGAGATTAAACATCCAGCAACAGGTGATGCACTTAAGAATGACGATGGCACGAATATGACGATTACTATTCTTGCGCCCCATTCTAAAGAGTATAAGAAAGCTCAACATGAGCAAATCAGCAAGCGGCTTAAGAAAGCTCAGAAGAGTAAGTCTCAAGATGTTGACTACTCAGATATTGAGGAAGCTACGCTGGAGGTCTTAGCTAAGACGACTAAGGCTTGGAACATTACCTACGGCGGAGAGATGCCTAAGCTCACTGTCGCTAAGGCCAAAGACATTTACGAAGAAGTCTTTTGGATTAAGAACCAGCTTGAGGAGGTAGTAACTGACTCTCTGGATTTTATGAAGGTCTGATCTGTGAGTTAGTTGAGTGGGCTGGACATCAGTTCAAACTCAATAGACCAGATCAGAACGGTACTACAGAACGAGAACATCTTGAACAAGTAGAGAGGCAGACTGGACGTAGAGTAGAAGCATTGGAACCCCCGACACCCTTCCCCATGCTAATATCCCACGTTTGGTCTGCCTTTATTGCTTTAAGCTCTAGCAGAGGGTCAGGCTTTAATGGCCCAGCGCCTATTACATATGAGCAGATTAAGGCGTGGAAAGAACTTACGGAAACATCTGTTGAGCCTTGGGAGATTGAGGCCATCAAGAGAATAGACCTAGAATACTTAAGGGTGGCAAATGGCTGACGATATTAGACTGGTAATTGGTGTTGAGCAAAGTGGTCTTCTTAAGGCCATTACCAACACTGAATCCCTTGAGAAGAAGGTCAAGAAGTTATCTGATGCGTATGCTCGGGATGCTGTCAGCTATGGTCGTTATAATAAAGCCATAGGTGATCTAGCTACTGCCACAAAGAAGAGCAAGAAAGAACTTCTTGACTATGGCAAGGCACTCAGGGCAGATGAGCAAGCTACCAAACAAGCTACGTTGGCAACTAAGCAGTTTGCTCAAGCTAGAAAAGATGCCATAGCAGAAGATCAAAGACGTACCGCAGAAGCTAAGAAGGGTACGCTAGAGTTAGACCGTATGCGTAAGTCGGTAGATAAGGCATACGCTGCGGATCAAAAGTTTACCAAATACAAGAGACTTCTCCGTGCGGAAGTTGACAAAGGAAACTTGAGCATTAAGGAGGCTGCTAGGCTTCAACTGCAATATCGTAAGTCTGTACAGGCATCTAATGTTGCAGTCATGGCTCAGACTAAAGCCTCTAACCGAATGGGTGTTGTTACCCAGCAAGCAGGTTATCAGGTATCTGACTTTATCGTACAGGTTCAAAGTGGCCAAAGTGCCTTTGTTGCATTTGGTCAACAGGCATCTCAGCTTGTGGGTATTCTCCCACTAATGTCGGGTGCTTTAGGCGTAAGTGCTGGCGCTCTTATAGCCATAAGTGCAGGTCTTGGTATTGTTATACCCCTCTTAACTGCTCTAGGTCTTGCGCTGACGGCAACAAAGAGGTCTGCCGATAAAGCTAAAGATAGCATACTAACTTTAGCTGATGCACAGGGTGAACTCGCAAAGTCCACGTCTTCGTACCAGACAAAAATAAAGATGTTGGAGTTTGGGGTTGACACTGCCGCCGAAGCAAAGGCTTTAGAGGAGCTTGTTTCTCTGAGGAAAAAACTCTCTGCGGAACAGTCTAAGCAGGGTGTTAATGCAATAACTATCTCTGAACTCAGTAAAGATTTGCAAGATGATTTAGTATCCGACTTAGAAGAGCAAATCACAAAAACAGAGGAGTTAGTAGAAGCTAATGCAAAGGTAAGGGCTGAGTACGAAGCTCAGGCGGCCTTACAGAAGTCTGCCTCCCAGCTAGTTGAGCGTAATAAGCAAGCTGAACTCGACCGTATTAAAGCTATTGTAGCCGCATTTAAAGATGCTGAGGAAGTTAGACAAAAAGCTAGAGACGACCAAAAAGCGGCAGATGCTAGCGCCGAGGAATCTATTCGTCTAGGACAGCAGAAACTGTCTTTGATGATGGAAGAGAAGGATGTGGGCAAGGATACAGGTGAGTACGCTAGACTTGCCGCTAGTTATGAGAGAGAAAACCTTTATCTAAAGTTAGAGCAAGAAGGTGTTTCAAAAGACATTATAGATAGGGCAATAGACCTACTTGCAGCCCAACAGCAGGTAACTGCGGAAATGATAGCCTCAGCAGATGCAGCAGAGAGGCTTAAGAACAATCTTGAGATAGCCTCCTCGTTCCGAGTTGGGGGTGATCTAGGTGAGTTTGCTAATGTTGCTGGCGGTCTTGATGCCTTCGGTGGCGCTGGAAGTTTCAAGTATGGTGGAAGTCAAAAGTTTAAGCCGGGGCCAGATAAAAAAGCCCAGAAATCAGACCTGCAAATCCTGAAAGAACAACTCAGACTAGAGAGAGCACTCGTTGGTCAAACAGAAGCTAGACAAAGGGTCATACAAGCCCTTGGTGTTAAGTTTGTAGAGGATAACCCAAAGACTGTCGCTGGTCTTGAAGCTCAGATTACCGCAAACGAAAACCTCCTCCGCATTGAGGAAGAGCGTAAACGGATGAACGATCTGGTTACTGACTCTATGGAAAATGGTCTCATGGCTATGGCAGACGGAACTAAGACTGTTAGTGCTGCCTTCCGTGATATGGCTAGAGAGATCATAGCTGAACTCTACCGTATTCTTGTCGTTCAACAGATGGTCAATGCAGCTAAGAGTTTCTTCGGCTTTCCTTTCGCTGACGGCGGTGCTTTCTCAGGTGGATCACAGATACAAGCCTACGCTAACGGTGGTGTAGTCGGTAGTCCAACCTTATTCCCTATGGCTGGTGGTAAGACTGGTCTTATGGGAGAAGCTGGGCCTGAAGCCATCCTGCCACTTAAGCGTGGTGCTAACGGTAAGCTAGGCGTACAGATGGAAGGTGGCGGTGGTGATAACGTAGTCATCAACCAGTCGTTTAACTTCCAAGCCAATGGTGACGACAGCGTTAAGAAGATCATCGCTCAAGCTGCACCTCAGATCGCACAGATGACTAAGAACTCAATGCTTAATGATCGCCGTAGAGGTGGCACAACTAAAGCTGTCTTTGGTTAAAGGAACAACAATATGGCACTAAGCTACCCATTAGCTACACCAACGTCTATCGGGATTGAGAGCATTGAGCTAAGGGCAGTTAATGCTGTAGCTACCTCTCAGTCTCCCTTTACCTATAAGCAACAGATCATTTCCCACGGTGGACAGAAGTGGGAAGCCTCAGTTAGTATTCCCTCGGTACATCGTGATAAGGCTGCACAGTGGAAGGCACTACTGGTTGGACTTAAGGGGCCAGTCGGTACGTTCCTCTTAGGTGATCCTGACTATGCTACACCACAGGGTACAGTTAGCTCATGTACACTCACAGGTAATGCTGGGGATGAAACTGTTAATGTCGTTATGACTGGTACATTACTAGCGGGTGACTACATTCAGCTTGGGTCAGGATCATCAGCTAAACTCCATCAGGTACTCTTAGATCAAGACGGAGATGGTAGCTTAGAGATATGGCCTTCGTTACGCTCTGACTATGCGGGTGAGACAGTTATCTTTAATGCACCAAAGGGTGTCTTTAGACTAGCAACAAACATATCCTCATGGTCAATCAATAATGCGTCAACATATGGAATATCGTTTGAGGCTGTTGAAGCCCTTGTGTAATAAGGAAATACCATGTCAAGAGACCTAACCCCGACTACAGTAACTTCAATAGAACAACCTGAAGTATTTCCTTTCTTTGCTGTTGACCTCCTGTTTGATGGTAATCCTGTGTACACTTGGACTGGTGTAGGAACTCTCACTATAGGTGGGAAGGATTACGTTGGTGCAGGACAACTGTTAAGTATCTCAAGCATAGAAGAAACGCAGGAGATGGCTGTTAAGGGTGCAACAATAACCCTAACTGGTATCCCCTCAAACTTAATCAGTTTAGCCCTCACGCAACCTTATCAGGGTCGTGTGTGTAATATTTATTTCGGGGTCATGGGTGAGAAGGTATTCAATCAGGTCTTCTCAGGTTACATGGATCAGATGAACATCGAAGAAGCTGGAGATACAGCTACTATCGAGATGACTGTTGAGAACAAACTTATTGACCTTGAGAGAGCTAGAGTAGCTAGGTTTACCTCTGGTTATCAGAAGTCAGTTTACCCCGGTGATCTTGGGTGTGACTTTATTGAAGACCTACAGGACAAGAAGATTTCTTGGGGTCGGGCGGAAAGTAATGGTTAAGTATCAACAAGAGTTCTTAAGCCTTGTAGAAGATGAAGTTGCCCCCTTAGCTATACTTGAGTGGGACGAGTCAGGTCATCCTACACAAGAGCTTCATATAAACTGGGATGAGTACTTTCGTTTAGAGGAAGCTGGACATCTTAAGTTCTTCACCGCGAGAAAAGACGGACTATTGATTGGGTACTTTGTCGTTCTCATTACAGCCCCCCTGACATCTAAGTTTGACCCTGTTGGGATTTACGATGCAGTTTACGTCCACAAGGACTACAGGAAGTCTACAGTGGGTAAACGACTGTTTAAGTTTGTGGAGACTTGTATGAAAGAAGATGGTATCTACAGGGTTGTAGCGTCTTCCTCTAGCAAGAACCCTATTGGTCGTTTCCTTGTGCGCATGGGATACCATGAGATAGAAACTAAATACGAGAAGGTTTTATAATATGGTTGTAGTTTCCACCCTTCTTGCGATTGGAAGCGCCACTTTTTACGCTCTTGCTTTGCCAGCGACAACCTCTCTATTTCTAATAGGTGCTGTCGGTGCTGGAACAATCGCACTTGGTGCAGCAGCATTACGGGCGCTTATGCCCAAACCACCAAGTTTTGGCAACCGTGGCTATCAAACTACAGCTATTGGCACTGCATTAGACCATCAGATTATCTATGGTAAGGTTCGTGTTGGTGGCGCTCGTATATACGATGAAGCCACAGGTGAGAATAACAAGTACCTACATCGTGTTGTTGCTGTCGCTGGACATGAGATACAGTCCTTTGATGAAATCTACATCAACGATGAGGTTGTAACACTAGACGGTAGCGGAAATGTTACCTCCCCAAGTAAGTACAACGGTAAAGTCCGTATCAAGTTACACTTGGGTTCACCAAATCAAACTGCTGATACCTTCCTTGTAAATGAGTCTGCCCACTGGACTACTGAACACAGGCTCCGTGGTATTGCTTATATGTATATACGGTTAGCCTTTGATGCTGATGTATTCCCCAATGGTATCCCTGAGATCACAGCTACCATCAGTGGTAAGAAAGTCTATGACCCTCGTACATCAACGACAGTATGGTCAGATAACCCAGCTTTATGCTTGAGGGATTACCTAACGTCCTCTTATGGTATAGCTGAAGAAACCGCTAACATTGACGACACTCTTGTTACTGCTGCTGCTAACGTAAGCGATCAACTTGTAGGTAGCCCTGTTTTCAAAATGTATGTAGGCGGTGAGTACAAGATTAAAACTGTAGGTAATACTGACTTTACATTGTATGGATCGGCTAACAATAACGTAGGGACTGTGTTTATAGCAACAGGGTTTCCAACAGATCAAAATGAATCAGGGGTTGTAGAAACTGCAAGATACACTTGTAATGGTGCTTTCACTACAGCCTCTACTCCTTACGACATGATTAACGGTATCCTAACGTCTATGGACGGTAGCTTATGGTATGCTCAAGGTAAGTGGCGTATGAAACCGGCCTACTGGACTGCACCTGTACTTGATCTTAATGAGGATGACTTGCGCTCTAGTATGAGTGTATCCACACGTCATTCCCGTAGGGATAACTTCAATACTGTCAAAGGTACATTCCGTGGTGAAGAGAGCAACTGGCAGACTACAGACTACCCACAAGTAACTAATGCAGCATTTGTTGCCGCTGATGGTGGACAGGAGTCCGTAGCTGATGTTGATCTACCATTTACAGATAACTCTGTTGAAGCTAGACGCATTGCTAGAATTTCGCTGGAGCGTAATAGACAGCAGCTTACTGTTAGTGCTTCCTTTGGGTTAAAGACACTTCAGGTACAAGTTGGTGATAACATCCGCTTGACTAACTCCCGCTTTGGTTGGGATAACAAAGAGTTTGAAGTTATCGCTTGGAACTTTGGTCTTACCGATGGCCTTGATCTACAGACACAAATGACCTTACGGGAAACTGCTGAATCTGTATATGATGAAGTTGATGATGGTGTCGTCTACGAGAGAGATAACACAACTCTCCTGTCACCATTCGATGTTCCTACGGTGGGCTTGGCAGCAACAGTTAGAACCCAAGTTATCCGTGAGAAGCTAACTAACATCATTACACTTAATGTTACCTCTGGCGCACCTGAAAGAATTGACTACGTTGAGGCTGAGTTTAAGCTATCCTCTGATACAGACTGGATTACGCTTGGCACAGGTCAACTTGGTAAGTTTGAAGCTATAGATCTTGAAGATGGTAACTATGACTTTAGGGCTAGGGCTATCAACACCTTTGGTATCAAGGGTGAATGGAGTGAGCTTGATAACATAAATGCCTCTGGTCTACTTGATCCACCATCTGATGTCACAGGCTTTGTAGCTGAAGTTAATGGCCCAGTTATTACCCTCGACTGGAACGCCGTACCTGATCTTGATCTGTCGTATTACATCATACGATATTCCCCTGATCTGGTTGGTGTAAGCTGGGGTAATGCTCTAACGTATGTCGATAAGGTATCTAGGCCAGCGTCTAGTGTTTCAGTTCCAGCTAGGGCTGGTACATACATGGTTAAAGCTGTAGACAAGTCTGGTATTACATCGGTGAACTATACATCTGTAGTTGTGCCTGTAGCTAACATTGAACCTCTTGCTAATACCTTAAGCCTTACAGACAGCCCAACCTTCACTGGCACTAAGACAAACACTGAAGTTGTGAGTAATAACCTTCGTATTGACGACTATGTTACAGCACCATCAGAAGGTGAATACTTCTTTAGTAACTATATAGAAACTGGCGATAGTACAGTTAAGAGGTGTCGTGTTTACGTCAGTGGGCTAACGACAAGACATGATTCTACCGCTGGCCTATTTGATGACCAACCGGGGTTATTTGATGATGCTCCCGGTCTGTTTGATGACTTGGGTGGCAGCAGTCAATTCTCAGATACTAACATAATAACACTTGTATCTACAACACAGGATGATCCAGCGGGTTCACCTACTTGGTCTGACTATAGTGCAATTAAAGTTGCAGACCTTAGTGCAAGAGCGTTTAGATTTAAGGTTAGACTTACGTCTACAGCAAATAACGTAACCCCGTCTGTTTCTGCACTAACAGCTTATGTGGAGTATAACTAAATGTCACAGAATGACTTAGTAATCGCAAACCAAACATTTCCTGCTACTAGGGCAGACATTAACTCTGCGTTACAAGCTCTAGGTAGTACCAATAGCGGCCCTTCCGCACCATCTACAACTTATGCCAATATGATGTGGTATGATACTACCGCTAACATTCTTAAGATCAGGTCTGAAGCTAATGATGGTTGGATAAGTATCGGGTATCTTCATCAAGGTGAAAACCAGTTTCACATCTTAGATGACACATATGTAGCTGATGCCTCTGGTGTACATACAGGATTACTTGGGGATCAGTCCACAGCTACTTGGCAAGCTGGTACAGGAACTACTGAAAGTCTCGTGTCCCCAGCTAAGGTTAAGGCTGCTGTTGAAGCTCTTGCACCTTCATCTGCTTTAACCCTTGGCAGCTTTACGTCTCTTTCTGGTACTAGTAGCTTTGAATTTACAGTACCAACCTGGGCTACAGAAATAAATCTCAACTTTGTTGATGTAACGTACACTGGATCTACATTTGTTCAGTTAAAGGTAGGTGGAACGGCTGTAACATCTGGGTATTATTCTTCGTCGGGTACTTCTGGGGCGGAATTTGGCTCTACAGGTGCATTTTATATGTATAGCTTTCCGGGCAGGATAGTAAATGGAGTTATGAGTATAAAAAAAGCATCTTCTACTATATGGATGGAAACTCACGCAATAACTTTAAACTTTGCAGAGGCGAACGGTGCTGGACGTTTAACTGGGGCTGGCACTGTAGACGGGATCAAGTTTTTTGCCTCCTCTTTTACTGGCGGTCAAGTCTCCGTGTCTTACAGGTAAGGATTAACTCATGTCATACAAACTTGGAACACGCAGCCTACAGAACTTGTCGGGCGTTAACCCTGATATGGTCGCTGTAGTTAAAAGAGCAATCGAGATCACTGAGGTTGACTTTACAGTCATCGAGGGTATCCGTCACATCAACCGTCAACGAGAGTTACTCAAGGCTGGTAAGTCAACTACCTTGAACTCACGACATATCACAGGTCATGCTGTAGACATGGTTCCTTATCCTGTCGATTGGGAAGACCTAGAACGCTTTGAGCTTATGGCTGAAGCTATGAAAGAAGCAGCAGAAGAACTCGACATTCCTATCGTATGGGGTGGTGACTGGAAGAGCTTCTATGATGCACCTCACTTTGAACTTGACCGAAAGACGTACCCATGAGCAAAGAGATGATTAACAATAATTTATCAATAGGGTTAATCTTAGGTCTCATTACTCAGGGTGCAGCTATCGTATGGACTGTCTCAATGATGATGTCGGACATCGAAAGTAACCGTGACGACATCATGGAGACACAATCTAGGATCACAAGGCTTGAATCGGCTGTTAATACTCAGGCTGTGTCGATGGCTAGGATTGATGAAAACATTAAAGCTATTCGTAGTGCAGTAGAGGCTATGGCTAATAGGGGTCAATAGTGCTATGCGTATTGGCCTTTGTTTCCTTCGGACATGCTTGGACTGACGGGGGAAACCAGTTGTTCCAATACTGTTACTACGATTGTGGTCTCTCGAAGAATGGGCTTTGGTACGACAGGGTTTACAGGGTAAGCCATAACTATGTATGTCCTATAGAGGTTAAGTTCAAATGATTGATCCTTTTACAGCATTTGCTGCCGCTCAGACAGCCGTATCAGCCATTAAACGTGGGATACAGCTAGGTAAGGACATCGGTGGTATCTCCAATGATCTAGCTAAGTTCGCTGGGGCTATCTCTGACATTAACTTTGCACATAAGAGGGCTGAGGATCAACCTTGGTATGCTATCTTATTGGGAAGCTCAGGCCCAAGTGCAATGGACATCTTTGCTAAGAAGAAACAAGCGGAGGCTCTTCGTGCTGAAATTAAGCAGTATATTCAGTTTGCCTATGGTCAGTCGGCTTGGGACGAGCTTCTTAAGATTGAAGCCCAAGTTCGTAAGGATCGTCAGGCAACTCTGTATCGTAAGGCGGAGATCAAGCAGGCTATTCTGGAGTGGACTTTGGGCATACTGGTGGTGGTATCAGGAATTGGTATCCTCGGCGTGGTCATTTATTTCCTCGGTAAGAAACAAGGGAAGTGGTGATGGATAGTAAAGCTATGATGGGTGTGTTGTTTGCTGCTCTTCTGGCCTTACTGGGTTGGAACATCTCAACGACACATGAATTAACACTACAAGTTCAGAAACTAGAGATCATACTGTTAAATGATGCTTTCTCTAACTAGAGGCTAACTATGACGATACTTGATGATTGGAAAGTTCTACCAAGGCTTATGATGCTGGCGGTCACTGTACTGACGTACCAAGCTGTACATTGGTTTATGTCGTTACCTGACCCCAGTGTAGCCCAGAGTGGGCTTGTGTCGGTCTGTATGGGCGCTCTTACGGGGTGCTTTGGTATATGGATGGGTAAAGAGTCTAAGACTACAGTTACACCTACTAAGGTCGTACATGAGGAGAAGTATAGCAAATGATAGGTCAAATCATAAGTTCCATCGGTGGACTGGCTGCTAGTATCATCGACAGTAAGACACAGCTTAAACTGACGGAAGCTGAGATTAAGAAGAAGCAGTTAACTGGTGAGATAGACTGGGACATAGCTGCAATTCAAGCGACACAAAACTCATGGAAAGACGAGTGGATCACACTCCTGTTCTCTATCCCCCTGATACTAGCCTTCTGTGGTGACTGGGGTAATGCGATAGTACAAGCTGGGTTCGCTGCACTTGAGGGTATGCCAAAGTGGTATCAATATTCCCTCGGAGGTATCGTGAGTGCCAGCATAGGAATGAGGTCGGTATCGAAGTTCTTCGGTAAGTAAACCTAAATACAAGACACAAAAAAGCCGTAGGTATCCACTCAAGGACGCCTACGGCTTTTCTGATTCTAGTCTAGGTCTCCCATAACAGCAGCTAGACCTTGGTATAACGTCTCTACGTCAATCTTTATCTTCCCTATAGTGTAAGTCACCCACAGTAGAACTAAACTGTTTAACAGCATCAACCCCTCGAATAACGTCATTAGATACCCTCCTCCATGAACGTCTTAACCCACATTGCTGTGATGCCTGATCGTACAATATCCTCAACACCAAACTCAATAACTGGCACAGGTAACATATGCTTCTTCGCTAAGTGGATCACCTTTGATAACCCGTCAGCTTCCTTTAGGTCACTCTGCATAACGTCACCATTGAGAACGATTGTCGTACCCTCTCCCACACGGGTTAGAACCATCTTAAGTTCATGCAAGGTTATGTTCTGTGTCTCATCGACAATTATGAAGGCATTATCGAAGCTACGCCCACGCATGAGTGCAAGAGGTGCCATCTCAATGTTGCCATTCTTGATCCCTGTTTCCACTGTTCCTTTACCAAGGTGCTTCTCCAAAACATCCAAGACAGGCAAAGCCCAAGGCATAGTCTTCTCATTTAGGTCTCCCTTTAAGAACCCAAGCTCCTTACCTACAGCCACATGGGGGCGTGTGATAACGATCTTGTCTATCTGCTTTGTGATGTACAGATCGGAGGCATACGTTGCTGTAACATACGTCTTACCAGTACCAGCAGGGCCAAGGATAAATACCTGCTTATTCCCCTGTAGGGCTTCTATCAGAGCCTTCTGCTTTGTAGTCTTAGCGACAAGACCAGAGGTAGACTTTTTGTCGGCCCCCTTGTAGTTGGTCTTTCGTCTTGATCTAGTGGGCTTCTCAGGGAAGTCGTCCATTAGCGTTTTTCCTTTTCCAGTAGTTCCTTTAGTTCTGTGTAGCCACCAACATAATTTCCACTAGGGGTGAATATCTGAGGTACTGTGGTCATGTTAGCTTTCTTAATCAGGGTTAAGACCCATCTTGAGCTTTGGGAATGTACGTTGTACTCTGTGTAAGGGTAGCCACTGCCCTTTAGCATAGCCTTGGCTGCATCACAGAAATTACATTGTTCACGGGTTATGATGGTGTACATGGGTTCTCCTAGTAAGCAGTTTATACACTTGCTCAGGTGCTTTGGTTACACTAGGTCTACGATCTCACAGCTATCTCCAGAGCAAGCTAATGTCTGGCTACCTGCCGTGTTATCCTCTTGCTCGTACTCTGCAAGTTCATCCCAGTTAAGCGAAGATGGCATGAGAGACTTCAACTGTTCGTAGTCAGACTTACCACACTCTTGATACGGTGCTTGTTGGTATGTGTGTTCGTTATACGGTAGGAACGACACACCTGACATCTCATCGAAGTGCTTGTAGACGAAAGCCCCAACCTCAAACCACTCATCAGACCTCACGTTAATTGTCACGGAGGGCTTATGCTCACACCATGAACGCTGGTAGGCTAACCACATCTCTAACTGTTCGATAGCGGTCATGTCAGATGTTGTCACAGCGTTGTCAGGAGACCTCATAGGAAAGCTAAACACCACAGTGGTATCTGGCTTCATAACACAAGGTTCATTT